AACTGGAACGCCTTGAGTCGATCATGGAAGAGTGCTCCTCGCCAACGCTGGTGTTCTACCACTTCAAGCACAGCATCAACCGACTACGTCTTTTGTTCCCGGAAGCTGTGGTGCTGGACGATGACAACATTGCAGCGTGGAATCGTGGCGAGATTTGTATGCTCCTTGCCCATCCCCAATCTGGAGGAATTGGGATCAATCTACAGTGCAACGTTGGTGAGACAGCCCAGACGGTGTGGTATGACCTTCCGTGGTCAAGCGAAAACTACATTCAGGCCAACGCACGAATTTACCGCCAAGGGCAAGAAAAGCCGGTTATCATACACCATTTGACTGTGTCTAATAGCATTGATGAGCATGTAGTTAAAGTATTAGAAGGCAAGATTAATTTACAAGAAGCACTTTTAGATTCATTATTGATATGACAACACACAAAATAAAAGCAGTAGCCCCGCGACTTTCCGATGAAGATGTGGACCCAATTGAGCAGGACGAACAAGAAAGCATTGCGTCATCTCTTATTAATGAGGGTTGGCTGCCGTGGGATGCAGAAGATGTAAAAGATATTAAACGTTTAATAGCAGAAAAAATGCCAGCAAAACAACGGTTTGTTTTAGAAGCTTTTTTACAAGGTTTAAATTATAATGACATGCAAGTTAGCGAAAAATATTGGCGTTATCATTTTGCCAACGGATTAGAGTTTATCAAAAAGGAATTAAAGGTATGAGCCACTTTATTGTAGAGCATAGATACAAGGGAAATTATGTTATGGAATCGATTACTGGTGTTGAGGACATTGACACTAGCCGCTATGAAAGTTTATTGGGGATCTGGGTTTGCGACAGCTTCGAGGAGCTACAGATTATGGAAAAAGAACTTAGAGAGATGAGACATGCACGATCAGGTAAACAACCCTAAACACTACACCAGCCACCCCAGCGGCATTGAATGTTTAGAGATAACCCGCCACATGGGGTTTAATCTTGGCAATGTGATGAAATATATTTGGCGAGCAGATTTAAAAGGCAAAGACATTGAAGACTTAGAAAAAGCAGCATTCTATTTACTAGATGAAATTGAATTGCGTAAAAAAAGTAAAAACGCAGATCCGGAGTGTGGAAAATGAACACATTTATTTTTGTAGCTGTAATGTGTATGGGGGCAAAATGTGATTTTGTTATTACTCACCAGACAGTGACCGAGACGAAGTGTCAAGAAATTAAACAACAGTTTTTTTCGTTACCTTTCAAACCAGAAGTAACTGTAGTAGCGGCTGATTGCATGATGTTTAATGATAACAAGGTAAAATTATGATATTAGAACTTGATGATGATTTTTCCGATGAGATTACTGTGGGCAATCTGGCCCAAAGTTACGTCGGCATTTCAGCCATGATGAAAAATGGTGACAGCTGGCATGAAGACGACGTAGCTGCTTGGAAAGAACTGTTACCAGCAATCAAACTGGTGGGCGACTGGTATAGCACTGACTTTAATGCAGACATTAAAAAAGCAAAGAAAAGAAAATGAATCCAAAAATTGATTTAGAATCCGCCATCATGGTGGCGTGGCAAACCAGTGAAGACATTGAACTGTTGTTTAAGCACCATGGAGACGCACCAAGACCAATGACCGAAGACGAAATTGGTAATGCATTACTTGGCATCAAAATACTTCATGACATGCGGTGTGAGTCATTGATGGACACGTACTGCAAAAAGATGGAATTAAACCAGTACTGCACAGACCCAAAAAAGTTAGCAGCTAGAGAAAGACTTAAAAAATGAACGTCGGAGATTTTATTATTACGCTTGAAGTTACGATTGACCAAGCAAACGAAATGGTTAACATGTGCAATAACCCTTTGCGTGTGCCAACAGTAACTTGGGCAAAGTACATTGATTTAATTCAACAGCAAGCTCAACCCCAAATAGCAAAAATGGAAGCCAGTATGGCAGTTGTTAAAAAATCACAAGAGGAGAGAAAAGATGAGTGATGATTTTATAAAAAACCTACTTAAATACAAAGGTTTTAGTAATGATGTTAATAAAGCGATTGAGGAAAATGTCCGCAAAGACACCCAGGAAAAAGAAATGATTGACCGGGAAAAAGCATTGGGATTGACCCTAAAAATGGTCAATGAAATGCTGCCATCCCTCAAAAAAGCTATCCAAGCTAGGGAAAAACAAGCCGCAAAGCCCACAAGAACCATTATTGTTCCAGACGACAAATAATAGGGCGGAATACCCCGTATTTTTGCATTAGTAGTTATAGGGTAGTACAACTCGTCGTGAGACGCTTGGAAACCCTATTCCCACAACGCCCAAGACAGTGGGGATTATGCATAAAAATGCGGGCATTACACACAACACACAGGAAAATTACATGAACCCATTTGAACTACGCTTTGCTACATTTACACAAGCCAAAGAACTATTAGAAAACAACTACAAAGCCAGCATGGCTGCGTGGGATCTAATGGACAAAACAGCTAAACAACTAGCTGAAACAGCACCACAATTTCCCACAATGGAAGAAATTATTGATGCTGCAGTGCAAATTAACAAATTTGTTAGTGAAAGCACAGAAAAAGAACTAACCAAAGCAGTAAAGAAACTTACAGGATTTTAATATGGCAACTAAACCCGGTTTGTACGCAAACATCCACGCCAAACAAGAACGCATCAAAGCCGGTTCTGGTGAGAAGATGCGCAAGCCGGGCGCCAAAGGTGCCCCAACAGCTAAAGCATTTAAGCAATCAGCAAAGACCGCTAAGAAATAATGGCAACTAAAAAGAACCCTTCCTTGTCTATTGGTCGTGGCGAGAAGTTACCAGCATCCCAAGGTGCTGGACTGACAGCCAAAGGCCGTGCCAAATACAATGCAGCCACTGGTTCACATCTAAAAGCACCCCAACCGCAAGGCGGCGCACGTAAAGACTCATTCTGCGCTCGCATGTCTGGCGTAAAAGGCCCGATGAAAGATGAGAACGGCAAACCAACACGCAAGGCAGCAGCACTAAAAAGGTGGAAGTGTGGCAGTTAAAAAGAAATTTACTCAAGAAATGGCAGATACTATTTTAAATCTAGGGCGCCAAGGTGCGTCCCAGAAGTCCATGTATTCTGCCATCAATATTAGTAAAGCCACAGCCGCCAAATGGAAGCAAGAAGACCCATTCTTTGCAGAAACCATGGACATGGCAACAACTTACGGCCAATCCTATTGGGAGATGATGATGCTCGCCAATGTGGAAAACAAAGCATTTAATTCTCGTATTGCTGAAATAGCCCTTCGCGGCCAATACCCCGACGACTATAAAGACAATCGGGAAATCAAAGCAAATATCAAACAAGAAGTTACAGTAGATTTCAATAAGGAAGTAGCGGAACTCATTTCAGCTTTAAAAGCGTAAACTTGTATTTAATTGGAAAAGGGCTTGACAGGGCCCTTTTTTCGCTTTAATATATGGTTATCTAAAACGTTAAAAAAGGCTAAAAATGACCGCACATGCACTTCTCAGTGCTTCAGGTTCTAAACGGTGGCTTACCTGCACCCCTAGTGCCAGATTAGAAGCAACTCTCCCAGAGCAAAAAAGGCAACCCGGTTCTTTTGATTTTTCACAAGAAGGCACTACCGCCCATTCATTAGCCGAAATCAAGTTACGAAATTATTTTGGTCAAATTCAAATTGAGGATTATGAAAAAGAATACGAACAAATTAAAACCACGCCGTACTTCAACGAAGACTTTGAAGCAAACGTCGACAACTACGTCTTGTACGTTAGGTCTCAGATTGGCAACGGCGATACACCGCTCTTTGAACAACGTGTGGATTTCTCTGACTGGGTTCCTGACGGCTTTGGTACAGCGGATGTGGTCATACTTTCTAAGCATTCCATTCGCGTCATCGACCTCAAGTTCGGAAAAGGTGTTCCCGTTGCTGCGCTCGACAACACGCAGCTCCGGCTCTACGCGCTCGGTGCGTGGAGCAAGTTCAAAGAAGATTATCCTGACATCAAAGAAGTTAGCTACACCATCCACCAGCCAAGGCTTGACAGTATCAGTACCGATGGGACAAGCGTCAGTAAGCTACTCGATTGGGCCAACTATTTCGTCAAACCCAAAGCCAAAAAAGCGTGGGCAGGCGCAGGTGAGTTCCTCCCAGGCGAGCACTGCCAGTTCTGCAAAGCCAAAGCGCAGTGCAGGGCGCGGGCGGACTTCAACACCGAAATAACTCGATTAGAGTTTAGAGATCCACCATTATTAGACGATGAAGAAGTCAGTCAAGTACTTTCTAAAGCACAAGACTTGCGCTCTTGGGTAAATGATGTAGAAGAATATGCATTAATTCAAGCTGTGCAAACTAATACTGTGCCTCCAGGGTTTAAACTAGCAACATCTATAACACATCGTAGGTATGTGGATCAAGGATTAGCAGCAACAGTATTAATTGACAAAGGTTTGGCTGAAGAAATAATTTGGGAAAAACCTAAATTAAAATCACCCGCCGCTATTAAAAAACTATCACCAAAATCCCCGATTGATTCTTGGCTAGGTGATTTGTTAGAACGCCCAGAAGGACAGCCCAAATTAGTCCGTGTCAAAAACGATCTCAAGGAGGATTTTAAATGAGTACCTGGTTAATTGCAGCGATGGGTTTTGTTTATTTTATAGTAGCTATCGATCAATTTTTAAAAGGGGGAACGGGTACAGGAATTATGTTTCTCGGCTACGCCCTTGGAAACGTGGGACTTGTACTTGTAGCTAAATGATGGTACGATACCTTGGTTCAGAATTTGAAATACCGGATGTACTAATTGATAAATTTGTAAAAGATTTTGATGGGCTGGCTGGTAGTGGGCAGCGTTCTTCCGTGTTAGAGTTAAGGGAATCATCTGGAGAAGTGTTAGACTTTATTTCAGAAGAGCCCGAAATGCTACATGAAACAATTTATTTAAATGATTTTATAAAAGCACTTGCAATACGACAAGCTTTACAGTATCATGGAGTCTTGTACGATGCGTAGTAAGGGTTGCCGAACTGGCCCCTATTGAAGTCCAGTTCAATAAAACGTTAAAAAAGGTAAAAATCATGGCATCAAGTTCAACAAAAGTTAAATTCGTAACAAACAAAGTTCGTTTCTCGTTTGTCCACGTGTTTGAGCCAGCAGAAAATCTTAGCGGCAAATTAAAATACTCAGCATCCATTTTAATTCCTAAGACAGATAAAGCTGGTATCGCAGCATTTAATAAAGCATTTGAAGATTGCAAGAAAGCCAACATAGGTTATTTTGGCGGAGCTATCCCTAAGAATTTAAAAGGTGCTTTACGCGATGGCGATGTAGAAAAAGATGATCCAGTTTACGCTGGTCACTATTTCTTCAATGCTAATGCAGATTTGAAACCAGGTGTCTTTGATGAAAATTCACAAGAGATCATTGATCCTAATGAATTTTATAGTGGTTGCTATGGCCGTGCCTCTATTACAATGTATCCGTATGATGTAAGCGGATCCAAGGGTATTGGATATGGCTTAAGCGCAGTTAAGAAAACAGAAGAAGGTACTAAACTCGGTGGCGCAACAGCCTCCGCAAATGATTTTGCAGCAGACTTTGCAGTTTAAGTAGTCCCCCAGTAGTACCGTAGCACAGGGAGTGTCCGTAGAAACTGCGGCCTCCCTTTTTCGTCAACCTATAATACAGAGAATAATAAATGGACCAGTACCAAGAATACATTGCCGCCAGCAGATACGCCCGATTTGTAGATGAAAAACATCGTAGAGAAACATGGGCAGAAACAGTTGACCGATATGTTCAGTATGTTTTTAGTCGCACCCCAGCAATACAAAACAATTTAGAATTAAAAACCGAAATATTTGATGCTATCCATAACCTAGATTTAATGCCGTCCATGCGCGCCATGATGACGGCAGGAAAGAGTGCCGATCGTGACAATACTTGCGTCTATAATTGCTCATATCTCCCAGTGGATGACCCCAAGTCATTTGATGAAGCCATGTTTATCCTCTTGTGTGGAACTGGAGTTGGATTCTCAGTCGAATCAAGGTATATTAATTGTTTGCCGGAAGTGCCGGACCGCCTATTCGATTCCGAACATACGATTTCCGTCCACGACTCTAAAGAAGGATGGGCCAAATCATTACGTTTACTCCTCGCTAACCTCTGGGCAGGAGAAATCCCAAAGTGGGATGTCAGCAACGTCAGACCTGCCGGAGCACGACTCAAAACATTTGGTGGAAGAGCTTCCGGGCCGCAACCACTAGTTGACCTATTTAATTTTACTGTAGCAATGTTCAAACACGCGCAGGGCCGTCGCCTCCATTCTTTGGAATGCCACGACCTTATGTGCAAAATTGGTGAGGTAGTTGTGGTGGGTGGCGTTCGCCGCTCAGCTATGATATCCTTGTCAGACTTAGATGATGAAAGGATTCGACATGCAAAAGCTGGACCTTGGTGGGATACGGCACCTCATCGTGCGCTTGCTAACAACTCTGCCGTTTATAATGAAACTCCGACAGTTGGTAAGTTCATGGAAGAGTGGCTTTCTCTTTATAATTCACACTCCGGCGAGCGAGGAATCTTTAATCGAGAAGCTGCAAAGAAAACTGTGGCCAAATACGGTAATCGAAGCACTGATTATGATTTTGGTACTAATCCTTGTTCTGAAATTGTTCTTCGGCCTTATCAGTTCTGTAATCTTTCTGAGTGCGTAGTACGCCATGATGATACAAAAGATACCCTACTACGCAAGGTACGACTTGCAGCCATCCTCGGCACCATCCAATCTACATTCACAAAATTCCCGTACTTGCGGAAAGTGTGGCAAAGAAATACTGAGGAGGAAAGATTGCTCGGCGTGTCACTCACCGGCATATACGATAACCCTCTCCTCACAACCCAAGGAGATAAATTAAATGAGCTACTTACCGAGCTTAGAGAGACAGCTAGACTTGCCAATAAGGAATTTGCAGCATTGCTTGGAATACCTGAGAGTGCTGCAATTACTTGCGTTAAGCCCAGCGGAACCGTCAGCCAACTCGTTGATAGCGCTTCTGGAATCCACCCTCGACACTCTAAGTACTACATCCGCCGAGTTAGAGGAGATAAGAAAGACCCTCTTACCCAGTTCTTAATTGAACAAGGAATCCCGAATGAAGCATGCGTTTATAAACCTGATCAAACAGTGGTGTTTAGCTTTCCTCAAAAAGCACCCGCCGGCATCGTCCGAGCAGATGTCACTCCTATATCACATTTGGAACTCTGGCTCACGTATCAGCGACATTGGTGTGAGCATAAACCTAGTGTCACCATCTCGGTCGAAGAAAAAGACTGGCCAAGTGTCGGTGCGTGGACGTGGGACCACTTTGACGAAATCTCCGGTGTTTCCTATCTTCCCTATGACGGAGGAACGTATCGCCAAGCCCCGTACGAAGAGTGCAGCCAAGAAGATTACGAAAAGCTCAAAGCCAGTATCCCTCACATCAACTGGGAAGACTTCAAAGAAAACACGGACAACGTCGAAGGAGCGCAGCAATTAGCGTGTACGGCAGGTGCTTGTGAGATTTAAATAGATTTATTTGGTGGTGCGTTTGGGGCGGCTTGTACAGCGCCCCTTTTTTATGCTACAATGGATTTCTATAGATTCGTCTAGACGCCATAGGAGCATAAATGATTTATTCGATTGACTTTGAAACCCGCAGTTTTGCAGACCTCGCCGAGGTTGGCTTGGACAAATACGCCAACTGCCTATCTACCCAAGTATTGTGCATTGCGTTCGGCTCTGAGCCGCAAAATGTAAAATGCGGCTCACCTTCTGAGCCGTATTTAGAACCGCTCCTAGACCATGTTCGTAAAGGTGGCAAAATACAGGCATGGAACGCCATGTTTGAGTACGCCATCTGGAACTGCGTCTGTGTGCCTAAGTACGGTTGGCCTAGGCTTTTCCTGCACCAGTGCATTGACACCATGGCCGTAGCAGCAGCCAACAATATCCCGCAAGCCCTTGGTGATGCTGCTATCTTTATGGACGCCAACCAGAAAAAAGATACCCGTGGCAGGCTATTGATTCAAAAGCTATGCAAACCCCACAAAGGCGTTTTTAACAATGACCCAGCGTTTATGGCTGAACTGTTTGCCTATTGTGCACAGGACGTACGCACAGAAATGGCCATAGGAAGCGTTTTAAGGCCCCTAGAAGCCTCCGAACAGAAAATATGGGAGCTTACCCAGCGGATTAATTTAAGAGGCGTACCGGTCGATCCGCAGGAGCTTCATAGCGCCGTCTTGGCTGTGGTAAGGGCTCAGGATGCCATTGACAACGAATGCATCGCCTTGACCGGTTGTAAGCCGTCTGAAAGGGCTAAATTGTTGGAGTGGATTAACCTGCGTATTCCCCATGCACCCATGCCGGATTTGACCGCAGAGACCGTTTCAAAAATGCTGCAGTGCAATATATTTCCAGTAATTAAGCGGGTGTTAGAGTTACGCCAAGAAGGAAGCCAAACTAGCGTGGCTAAGTACGCTAAGATGATGGAGATACAACGTGAAGGACGGATTAGGAATACACTGGTATATCATGGCGCTTCCACTGGTCGTTGGGCTAGTCGTGGTGGACTCAATTTGCAAAATATTGCTCGCCCTACGCTATCCGACGATGATGTCGAACAAGCAATTCCAAGAGTATTTGACAATGCAACCGGAACCATGGCAGAACTCTCCAGCCTCGTTCGGTCAGCTATTAAAGCTCCAGTGGGAAAAACCTTCGTTGACGTGGATTTTAGCTCAATTGAAAACCGAGTTGGGGTTTGGCTCGCAGGACAAGAAGACAAGGTGGCTCTCTTTCGGAAAGGACTGGATGAATACAAAGCCTTCGCTGCCAGCAGTCTTTACGAAATTCCGTACGAACAAGTCACCAAAGATCAACGACAAATAGCCAAGTCGGCAGTGTTGGGTTGCATGTTTGGACAAGGCGCTAAAGGTTTGATTAACTATGCGCAGGGGATGGGTGTGGTGCTGTCAGAAAAACAAGCCCAAAAGGCAGTAAGGGCTTACCGCACAGACTACCAGCGTGTCAAAGACTTTTGGTATGAATGTGAAGAAGCGGCAGCCAAAGCAATTTCCAAGCCTACTGAGATGCAAGAATGCTCTAAACTACACTTTTTGTTTGCACGAGATGTGCTATGGATGAAGTTGCCCAGTGGGCGTTTCATTTGCTGGAGGGATCCCAAG